CCCAACCTTTCTTAGCTCCCAATAAAGACCCAGTGGTCAATGCTCCCAAGACACCCCCTCCTAGTCCACCAATCCCTCGAAGGATTTGGCGCATCGTACTAGGGGGAATCTGCCCAGCTTGTTCCGCTGCAACAATTCGCTTAACAACTGCTCGTTTTGCTTTCTTCTTTATAACTCGTTTTTGTTTTGGTGGCATAATGTAAAATTAAAGATAATAATGCTAATATAAGGTGTAAAATAGCAATAATCAACGTTTTGTATTGGATCCCGCAAACGTTGAAACGGGACTGTTCATCCTCCAGAAGCCAAGCATTTCACTCAGCCGACGCCGTGCAGTCTCTCGGCATTTTGGTTAGCACGTAAATATTTACAGTTCAGGTCAGTCCAAAGCCCATAGGTCTTACATGTTCCGGCACTCACAAACGTTTTGGATCTAAACTGGAGGACCCAAATCTAGTTTAACGTCGTCTCGGACGGAGGGAGCTGCTTAAAATAAGCAACGTAATGGCTCAAACAACATAGTTCGATCATGGAATTTACCAAAATCGAAAACAAGTTTATCAAAATGTTGTTCTATCATAGCCTGATTACATAATGTCACACCAAAGGTCTTGAACATACCGACCCGCGAAACATCACAAACTCGCTCCTTAGAAAAATCCAAATCCGCCGCCCAATCTATAAACTTCCTCTTCAAAGTAAATTGAGCAACACGACGCAACTGACGCTTCGACAATTTAGCCTTCTTAAAATAAGCATGTGCATTCCGCACCATGCATCTATAAAAAGCATCAAAAATTGGCAAACCCCCGTGCGTCGCAAGACCACCTTGTCCAACTGCAAGCATCCAAGCAGCCAACTTATGTGGCACCCGAATGTCGTCAATACATGTAGAGTCTTTACTAATTGCGGACTTAAGAATTCTAACAGTTCGTATTCCTTTCGCTGTTTCAATCAACTGGGTCTGGCAAAACTGTGTCTTAAAAAGGTTGTCACCCTTATCCATAGTGACAATCATACAAAATTTTGCAAAACGTTCATTTATCAATCTTCCCAACCCTGGCATAACGCGCCTCTCCATAATCAACCGACAATCATCCCCCATGTTAATAAGCTTAATGTTGAATCTTTTGCACAGTGGATACAAAATACTGGTAACAACTAATACCCCAACTAATGAAGTGTTCATCTGACCAGACGTTAAAGTACCCCGAACCCTGTACGAAAAAGACCCATCATTTGCCCTGCCTTTAACAATTGATTGAAGTTGGTAAGCTAGCAATTCCATTATTCTATCACGTTCACCCTTAGGATAACATAAACTAACAATAGAATGCGTCCACTTTAAAGCTTCAGGAAAAATAGAAGCATCCAACTTTTCTACATCAAGGTCTATGAAGACAGGATCCAAAAATGAACGCCAATGGCCAACTGTTAAATCGGCAAGGGTGTCGTAATTCAATCCTTTTGCTACCACTCGGTAGCCAAAAATCATATTGATCGCTTCATATATTTTCTCCTCTACTGGTGTTATGTAGATACCGGTCTCCAAGAGATAGACGAACCCCGCTGGCGATATTACTCGGGGTATCCGGTCAGGTTTAAGCTCCCTACAATCTTTTTCGTACTTAATGAAAGCCCTAATATGGGCATGGCTAGGTTTAAAACCTTCCCGTTTTCTTATCTCGTTCGCTTAGAGGTAATTGAGTTTCTTGGGGCCGGCATACTTTCCTATGAATTGATCATAGGCAATGCAAGCGGAAGTAGGCTCTAACCTCTCAGCAAACAATTTAAAAACAGGATTCATCTCACATTCAAAGATTCCTGACTTCGGAACAAAACGTTCGGTATCGACAATCATATTCTTCCCTTCAATAACCATTCCTTTTAATTGCTCCTCAGAAGCCTTAAATGAAATTGGTATTTTACGGGTCAAAACTCTCCGCGTAATCGCTAACGCGAAGTTATGAATTGTCGACTGGAATGCTCGCACGCCATGGGGTTGACCGAACCCTTCCATAGCTATTATTTTGCGAGCCTTTTTAGGGGCACCCGATTTACGTATACGTAGCTTCCGATGTTGTTCATAGGGTAATGAACACTCATCGGCGTATACATAAACAGGGCCCCCCTATTGGGACGATGTACCGACTTGGGGTCGTAACCCCAAGCCGATAAAACGCTGCCAATTAAA